GATCACGCACAGCGGAGGCAATATAACCGGAGGATCCTCGGCTACGGGATATGGATTGTACGCGAATGGATCAGGCGCGGTCAGTATTACCGGGAATGCGACCGGGGTCACGGGTCCTGCGATAGTATCCAATGGCTCCAGCGTCATCACAATGAGCGGCAATCTACTGGGCGGGGCCGCGCCGGCCGGTCACGGATTGGAAGTATCATCAACCAGCCGCCTTATTCTTACCGGGACCATCACTGGTGGAAGTGCGTCTACATCCTGTGGCTTGGTTCACGCCTCGACTGCGGCCTCTGCCACGACAATTTCGGGAACGGTTACGGGCGGTAGTTCCGGGGCGAGTTCGTATGGCATCAACACGGCGGGCACCAATCCCCTGACGCTGGCTGGCAGCGTAATCGCCGGAGCAACCGCGCCTGGTGTTCAGATAGGAGCGGGTTCGGTGGTGACCTTCAATGGCACTATCACGGGCGCCGGGTCAATAGCTGCAGTTCAGCAAATCGCTGGAACTGCCATCTGCAATGGGGCCATCACCGGTTCGTCCTCGGGAACGGCTGGTTACGGTTACTCTATTACGGCAGCATGTACTGCGACGTTCAACGCAACTATTACTGCGGGCGCAGGGATCGCGGCCCACGGTGTGTATGGCCCTCTGGCGGCAATCGCCAACACCAATCTGACGTTCAACGGCGATATTTACGCCAGCGCCACATCGAGTGGCTGGGTTTCGACCGCTGTTCCCATTGTCACAAACGTCCTCAAGATCATGGGCAGCACCTATGATCATGTCAGCGGGACGACGGCTGTTGGCGCTTATAAATACATTCTGAGCACTACACCTCTCGGAAAAGAACGACGCAACGCGTTGAATGGAATTGATACCTATTACACTTTCTACACTACTGACACCTGGGGCGCAACTCAAGCTACGCCGTCCGATGTTAGATACCCCACTGCCTATGGCGCCGGCGGCATTTTAACTGGAACATGTCGTGTTCCAATTGCGTCTTCAGTTGCTGCTGGGGCCTTAGTCGATGCAACGGTGGGTACGGCGGTTTTAACCGGAACCGGACTTCGAACTGAGTTGTCTACCGAATTGGCGCGGATTGCAAATTGTGCTACCGTTGATTCAACCGGTGCGCAAATCATAGCTCTATCGGCCTAAATACACTTATGGCGACTTATTACGCAGTACCTGCTGGAGGATCGTGGACTGATCGATTGACGTGGAAAACCCTCAGTAATGATGCAGGTGTTAATCCTCCATCATATCCACAAAGCAATGACACGTGTATTTTGGATGACCACTCGGGTGATGTTTATCTGGGAGCCATAAATAATCAGTGCGCCGATTTATTATGCGATGGGTATACAAACACCCTTACATGGACTGCTGCCACAACGCTATCGGTTACTGTTTCGATTACGTATTGCGAAGGCATGACCATGGATGGCGCCGATGGAACGGCCAGATTATATTCTAATGGATCAACATATCGTTCAAATGGTATTACACATCCATGTAAATTTCAAGTTGGATCCGGCACGCACACATTTTTAGATGATTGGACATTCACGGGTCGAGTTACCGTTGATGGTTATTATTCAGTGTCGACGTTCAATGGATCAACTTTATATCTCAATGGCGGGTTTTCAGCCTCAAATGATGGGGGTAGTACATCATTGACGGGAACTTCCATTATTCAAATTAACGCCGGTACATGTGTTTTTGAACAAACGACAATAGGAACAGTCCATTTTAAATTTAATGGGGATATGTCGTTTACTGGATGGTTTTACGCCGTTGGAACAACTATAACATGGATTTCTGGCACACCCGATTTTACCGGATTTGTCCTAAGACTTCAGGGTGCAACATTAGATACCAGTTCAATGATGTGGGGTTCTCTAACTTTTTACACTGAAACCAACACTCTATTATCCGATTTGAATTCTAATGGTACACTCACTCTTACCTATTCTACTACTCTCAATGGACCGGGTTGCGCACTTCGTTTAAATACAGCAGGCCTTTATGCGGCAAGTGCAGGTATAAGTGGAACTGCCAAGGTAATAGTTTCTGGAACATCCGGTTTCCAACCAGCCTTTTGTGGTTTAGAATCAATCGAAATCGACTCGGTCGGAACGGTCACGTTAAACGCCGCAATACAATTGCGCGATAGTTGTTCATTTATTCACACATCCGGCACATTATCACCCGCATCTCGCAATTTTACCATTGCGAATACAGGGAAATACACCCTGCATCTTAAGACCGGAACGACATGGGACGGGTTTGTCATATCAGCAATTCCTGGTTCAGAAATTGAAATTGACCTCGTTCATAATTATGAACCTACCGCGACAGCCCGAATTTGGATCAACCCCGGAGTTATTTTAACGTTTAGTTCAGCGAGTACTATATCTGTAGTTACTCTTGAAATTCCGGTGGGCACAACCGCGAATCCAACTACTCTCATCTTAAGTGACGCGTCTGCATTCGCGGTCACGGGTCATTTCGATACGGCCGGTAGTTTACCCAATGCATTTAATGTGATCAAATCCTTGACACCAGGCTCGTATGCAACATTTAACGTAAACGGAACTGAAGCAAATCATGTTTGCGGTTGTACGCGATTTACTGATATTGATCAATCAGGAGGTGCTCGGCCCCTCCAAACTTGGCTTGGAGGTGCCACACACTGTCTCAACATTCGAGTAATCAATCGATCAAGTTTCAAAACTCGTGGATTAAGCATCCATACAACTTCATAAGAAATGGCTACTAAAACAATCTCAAATACCGGCGGAAATTGGAATTCAGGTTCTGCTTGGGTCGGGGGCGTAGCGCCCGCATCGGGTACTGATGTCATTGTTGCAACCGACACGAGTGGTCCATTAACAGTGAACATTACTACGGCCATTTGTACAACTTTGGATTTGACAGGTTACATTAGTACAATGACGATTTCAGAGGGAATGATCCTGATTGTTAAATCAGCCGTAACGTTGGCTGGGAATAACATTGAAGGAACCGGGTTTATCAACTTTGAACAGGCCGGTGATTACAACGTAACGTTAACGTCAAACGGATTTTCGATACCAAATCTGTATACAAACATAGTTCGATCAATCGTTCTAGTCGACCATGCAACAATTCGGGGTGATTTCGTAATGGAGACATCTTGTGGTTTGTCGGGTGTTGACAAGTCCTTATTTGTTGGGGGCAGTTTTTCGCGTCGGAGCACAGGCGCAATCTATGGTGCATTATCTGGAACTGCGACACTGGTGATGAATGGAACCGGAACATTTGGCCACGCCGACATCGCGTATGCTCGATCATATTTTGGAGTTAGTTGTAACGTTACTATAAATGGTACGGCCGTAACTCTTTTAAACTTCGATTATTTAACGGGAACATTTACTCATACTGCCGGAGGATTGATGGGAGTTGATAGTCAAATGATTATCATTGGAAGTTGTTCAATCAATTCATTACCTCCAACAACCAATCTTACATGGGCATGGGCCAATTCAACTCTCACGATGGGTGCTAGTTTGGTTTTCAATTCTCTTGCGTTTACGTATAATACCGATGCAACAGCATGGAAACTTACGTTTTCCGGTGCCTATGACATTACTATCGCCGAATTATATTTTGGAACCATAACAAATGGACAATCCAGTGGGCAACTAACATTTCCTACTGGTTATAGTATCAACGTTACATCACTTCTAGGAAGTTCACTGACGGGAACCGGTGCTACGATTGCATCTTCATCTAATTCAACCCCGTTTTACCTAAACTACACGGGTTTGATTGATCCATTCCTTGTGAATATCAATTTCACCCGGTGTGATGCAACCGGTTCGCGGAACCTTCCAATTTACGTTTGGAAAGGAACTCTCACAAGTTGTGACAATATGATCGTTCCGAATCCTGCATCTGCATTTTCAGGTTGTTCAATCACCTTGGCGCATTTCTAGGTCGATATAGATAAAATCGATCGTGGTTGACTTCATGGAAGGACCACATAGAACCAACACAACAACAACCATGTCTACCGCAACCCGAATCAAATCCATCCCCAACGTCAAACTCCTTCTCCGCGACGAAGCACCTCTTGACACCGGTGACGCGGTTTCCGCATTACTTCTGGTCGATCCAGGTGGTGCCGATACCGCGACCAACAACATCCTCTTGACGTCAAAACTCAACGGATACCATGGAAATTCCACGAGTTTCACTCTCGTCGATGCTCCTCTCGATTACGTCACTACGGCAGTTCTCACCAAGGGTCCGTCGTTTGAAAACAACATCGTTGTTCGAGCCGCTAAACTCGAAAAGATCGTCGTCACGGGTTCTTTGGATGACGGCGGAAGCGAAGTCGTTACCTTCAACACGATGGTCTACGATCCCGACACCGAAGTTTGGAGTTGCACAACTGCTGGGTCTCTCGGTACGTGTTCCTACGCCGATGGCGAATGGACTCTTCTTGATACCACAACCGGTTCTTCGTGGGTGTCACTCTCAGACGTTACATCACCAGAAGAAGTTCCTCTCCATGGCGAAAATCAATGGGTTGCCCAAGGTGACGCTACTGGCGAACCCGTCATGACTTCACTGGGTCCATTTTCCGTCGTCGTTACTGAACGGCTTGGTGCAGGTGACGCAGGTCCTGCTACAGCAGTTACTTTCCCCGCACTCAGCGTTGCAGACGCTGGCACCGGAATGATCTGGGACGATACTGAAGGTGAATACCGGAAGATCGCAGTGGCAAGTTGTCACTACGCCGCAGGTGCATGGACTCTTACTGATCTCGTCACGGGTGCGATCTGGGTCGCAACGGTTCCTGCAATGGAAGCCGTCACTCCCGATCTCGTTCCTTCTGGTGTGTATAACGCCGGGACGAATCCACACGCATGGGTTCCTACATCACCTGCTACCGGACAACCCACCGCGGTGCTCGGAACGACTCCATACACTCTCCTCGTATCTGAAGCTCTTGGATATGATGGAACGCCTTTCACGTTCTCAACGACTCACTTCAATCACGTTGGCACCAATTCATGGGCAAACGTAGAAATCGGTTTTGAAGCAACGTGCGCTTACACGGTCAATAAGTGGATTCTCACTGATACTACTACGGGCGCCATCTATCACGCAACGGTTCCTCTCATCGAAGCACCAACGCCTCTAGCGGTCCCAACCGATGCGTACAACGCTGATACCAATCCACACGCGTGGGTTCCTCAGGGTCTCGCCACTGGTACGCCTCTCGTCGAATCTGATGGCATCTACTTCACCGAAATGACGGTCACTGGTACTCTCACCGACGGCACGCCAACAACCCCCGAAACTGAAGTCGTATTCCAAGATCCTCTCGTATACTCCGGCGGTGATTACACCTCGGCCGATAGCTCGTGTATCTACGACACAGACAAATGGATCCTGACCGACGACGTTACTGGCGCCTCTTGGGAAGCAACCATCGCGCCCGAAGACGCCCCAACTCCCGGTGAAGTTCCACTTGGTGCATGGGCCGACCCCGCAAATCTCGAAGGATGGAAACCCGTTGGAGCCGCTACTGGCACACCGATTGTCATCAACGGTGTTGCTCGTGGATTGACTGTCACGGGAACTCTCGGTTCCGACAACGTCGAGCCTCACACTGTCACGTTTAATCCTCTCATCTGGGACTCGACGAAACCAGTCGCAACATGGGCAAATGCTACGGCAACTCTCACCCGCGATTACGCCGGTACCACGTGGACTCTCACCAATCTCACGACTACAGCAGCATGGGCAGCAGTCACGGAAGTAACTCCTGATCTCGTTCCTGTCGAAGGTGACGAAATGTGGGTTGGTGTATTCAACACCGGTCATGGCACCGTTCCGAATGGCACTCCCGTTTGTGCCAAGGCATATCCTACCGCAGCACGAGTCAAAGCAGTCATGGATGCCAACGCGGGAATCGCAGCCATCGTAACGACCACTTGCCCTGATTCGGCCGGTGTCGGTAAAGTTGCTCCGGTTGCCATCGCGCATCTTGCATCGGGCGTTTCGCCAACCCAGCCGAATTACCTCGGCCAAACCTGTATCGTCGGTAATGCTACGGTCTACACTGCAGTCGACATGGATCCAATCACTTGGGTTCAAACCGGTGGTGCACCAGCCTAACACCTAACACAACATGGCGCAACCTTCAACACGGGAGCAACTGGGAGATTACGCTCTTCGAGCGCTGGGCGCTCCCGTGATTGAAATCAACGTGGATGACGAGCAATTGTCAGATCGCATTGATGAAGCCATGCAATTCTATCAGGAGTATCACTCTGACGCAACTGCTAGAACCTTCTTCAAGTATCAAATCACCGCTAACGACGTCATCAACAAATACATCACTCTCCCTGATGCTTTGTTGTACGTCGTGAAGGTGTTGCCCCTTGGGGGTTTTGGCGGAGACGCCAAGGACATGTTCTCGGCACAGTACCAGATGTACTTTGGCGACGTTCTTAATCTTCGGAATCCAACCGGCGATTTGTTGAACTACGAACTTTCGCGACAGAAGATGGCTCTGATGGATTTGACGTTCACGGGCCTTTCGCAACAAATCAATTTCCAGCGTCATCGCAATCGTCTCACCATCGAGGTCGATTGGACGCGTTACCTGAACGTGGGTGAATACGTCGTGGTTGAGGGATACACACTGATCGATCCCGAAGAATATCCCGAGGTCTACAATGATCGATTCCTGAAAAAATATCTCATCGCATTGGTGAAGCGTCAACAGGGCATCAACACCATGAAATTCGAAGGAATGCAACTTCCCGGAGGTGTTACTCTCACCGGACGTGCAACCTACGAAGATGCGATGGCTGACATCCTTAAGATCGAGGAAGATATGCAATCTCGCTTCGAATTGCCGCCAGATTTTTATTGCGGGACAATCGCTTTGCTTGCTTCGTTGAGCGCACTGATGCAATTACCTGTGTTCTAGGTGGGTTAGTGTATAGATAGATTCGTGAAGTTCTATTACTATGTGTATCGTATCACCAATCTCCTTGACGGGAAATTCTACATTGGTGTTCACAAATCACGCGATCCCAACGATCAACGCTACTTCGGTTCTGGCAAACGCGTACGTCGTGCTATTGCAAAACATGGAATAGAAAATTTTCGAAAGGAGTTCATTCAATTTTTCGATACCCCCGCAGAAGCGTTCACCCGCGAAAAGGAGTTGATAACGCCCGAGATGATTGAATCTAATGAATGCTACAATATGAATTCTGGCGGGAAAGGTGGTTCGTGTAAGGGTCACATGAAAGACAAGACTAAGTGTCGTGCGCCCAAGTCAGCCGAACAACGAGCGAAAATATCGAAGGCTCTCATGGGGAAATGTTACCACACCGAAGATGGACATCGTCGAATGGTCGAGTCATTGATTGGTAATCAACGGGCAAAGGGGATGACCTACACTCATACACCCGAAGCTCGGGCCGCCCAGAGTCGGGCAAAACTTGGTTGGAAAATGACGGATGAAACAAAGGCAAAATTATCAAAAATGCGCAAAGGTAAGGGTTGTGGCGAATTGAATGCCATGTCGAATCCCATTCATCGAGCGAAAATATCCGCGACCCACACGGGACAACGAGGACTCCATCATCCAGATTTTCCTGGTTATCGTCGAGCGCATCCTGGTTCACCCAAGTGGGAGAAACTAATTTCCGAAGGATATAGATAAAACCGAATGGCGCTCAATCCGTACTTTTCGCAAGGTTCCAAATCGGAACGTTGGTTATTTGAAGACCTCATCATTGAGGCCATCAAGATCTATGGTCATGATGTTTACTACATTCCTCGTAAGATTGTCAGTGAAGACCTCGTTCTGAACGAAGAAGTTATTTCTCGATTTGATGATGCGTTCCTGGTTGAGATGTACATGGATTCTATTGACTCGTTTGAGGGCGATGGCAAATTCATTTCAAAGTTTGGTCTCGAATTCCGTGACTCGATTGGACTCGTGTTGGCACGACGTCGATGGAATCAACTGATTGGGCGCTTTGGCTACTTGGAAAACACCGCAGTTCCCAAGGAAGGAGACTTGATCTACTTCCCAATGATGAAGACGCTGTTCGAGATCAAGTACACCGACACCGAAAAAGTCTTCTACCAACTCAAAAATCTCCCGACTTTCCGACTCACCTGCGAAGCATTCGAGTATCGCAATCAACAATTCAACACGGGCATTTCTGCAATCGACAACCTCGAAGCGAAGTTGGCGAATACTATTCGTATAGTAGTTGAGGGCGACCTCACTGCGGCCAAACTTCTTCAGTTGAACGAAGCCGTCACGTTTGAACTTCCAAGCGGAGTCACTGGCACCTCTGAAATTCTTAGCAATGTGTTGAATGCCGATGAGGATGAACTCCTGATCAGTCTCGCGCCTCCAACGTTTGACGATGGATTGTTCCATGAGATTATCGCGAACACCGAAATCACCGGAACCGTATCAGAACAAACGATCACTGTTGGCCGGGTGATCGAACTGGATGATGCCGAGTTAGATACTTTCGAGAACGATTCATCCGCAGAGAATGCCGACTTTGAAACAGTCGGGAATTCCTACATCGATTTCACAGAACACAATCCCTTTGGTGAACCCAACGACGCCTAACACCCATGCTATCCGGAGACTACTTCTATAACGGCACCATCAAAAAGGTCGTTGCTGTGTTCGGCACCGTGTTCAACAACATTCACGTGGGCAAGATGATTGGAGGTAAATTGACCAATGTTTTCCGCGTTCCGCTGGCGTATGGGCCGAGACAAAAATTTATTGAACGAATTCAACAACGCGATGATCAAGAAGATGGCGCCAAGGTAGCAATCAAAGTACCTAGAATGAGTTTTGAAATCACGGCTATTACATACGATTCTTCCGCAAAGTTGAATCCAATGAACACTCGGGTATACGCGCTTGAAGCTAATGATCACTCAATCACTCATCATCGCATGCGCGAAGGAGTTCCTTACAAAATTGGTATGCAATTGAACATTCTTGGAAATACGCAAGATGACGTTCTTCAAATTCTTGAACAAATTCTCCCATCGTTTGCGCCCGAATACACCGTGTCAGTTCTTGATATGAATGGACCCGGAAAAAGTATGGACGTTCCGATTACTCTTACGTCCACGAGTATTAGTGACGATTACGAACAGGATGTTTCGACCGGGCATCGAATAATTGTATACACTCTTGACTTTGAAATCAAAATCAAATTTGTTGGATCGCCATCAACACAAGGTATCATCAAACACGTTGAAGTATTTTTCCGCGATGGGATGCGCGTTGGAACACCTCCTCTTGACGAAGTCGATGTTATTCTTGGTGATCTTGAAAATGATACACCGGATAACTATACGGTTGTAACTACCTTTGGCTTCACCCCAGAAGATTTCCCAGATTATGAAGACCCGGACTGATATTAAGAAACGCTCCTCGGAAGAAATCATCGCTCAACTGAATTCGAATTTGCCGGTAGAAATTCCTTCAATTGAAATCGGAGTTGACACGCAATTTAGCAAGAATACTCCCAATGAAGAAGTTCTTGTTACGGATTCTGAAGAAGATTACAACTTTGCCCGCAAAAAGGTAAAGTCACTTCTCGAAGTATCCGAAGAGGCTATTGACACGTTCTCGGCGGTTGCCAAACAGGCGCAACATCCTCGAGCCTACGAAGTGTTGGACAACATGATTAGACACGCAACCGAGATTGCTGCGCAACTCGTAGATTTCCAAGTCATTCGACGAAAGATGTTCAGCCGTGTTCTGCCTGCAAGTGCACTTGGTCGATTCAATAGCACGACTCCGATCGGGAATGGCAACATCGGCAACAACACGAACAATGCGATCTTCGTTGGCAGTACGGCCGAACTTCAAAAATTCTTGAAGTCACAATCGGAGGGTGAACAACCAGATTTCGATGATGGATACGATGACCATGGAAACGAAAAATCCTAACTGTTATGGCAAATCAAGTATACGACAAAGCTGACACCTACCTCGGTAACGTTCAGATCAAACGTGATGGGGTGAAAACTCAGTTCACTCCCCAAGAAATTCGCGAGTATCAGAAGTGTATGGAAGATCCCATCTACTTTTGTCGCAAGTACTGCAAGATCATCAGTCTGGACAAGGGGATCATACCGTTCAAGACGTATCCGTATCAGACGAAGATGATCAATCACTTCAATGCAAATCGATTCTCGATCGTTTTGGCGTGTCGTCAGTCCGGAAAATCGATCTGCAGTGTCATGTATATTCTTTGGTACGCACTCTTCCATCCAGAAAAGACGATCGTCGTGTTGGCCAACAAAGGTCAAACGGCCCGTGAAATGTTAGGACGTATCGCATTGGCATTGGAAAACATTCCGTTCTTCCTACAACCTGGGTGCAAGTCCTTGAACAAAGGGCGCATTCACTTCTCCAACGAGTCCGTCATCCACGCTGGTTCGACGTCCAACAACTCTATTCGTGGACTTTCTTGTAACCTCATTTTCCTGGACGAATTTGCATTCGTCCCAAACTCGGTCGAGTTCTACACCTCTACGTATCCCGTAATTTCTGCGGGTGAAACTACCCGCGTTATCATTGCTTCAACACCGAATGGAGTTGGGAACCTCTTCTACAAACTCTACGAAGGCGCCATCCAAGGCACGAACGAATTCAAGTCGTTCCGAGTCGATTGGTGGGACGTTCCTGGCCGTGATGAAGAGTGGAAGAAGATGACAATTCGGAACACTTCCGAAATGCAGTTCGAACAGGAATTTGGTAATTGCCTAGAAAGTAATTCACAAATTCGGATTCGTATAGATAACATCTATGAATGCACTATTCGAATCGGCGATCTCTATTCCGCCCGAATTTCTGCAGAATCATCTGGTGTATCTCTTGTCGAGGAAGTCCGACGGTATGCTATATGTTGGCATAACCTCGAAGAAGAAATTCAAGTACCGAATGTCGTGTCATCTTCGTTCAGCCAGATTCCGTGATATCGGATTTGAATCAAAGGTTATATTTACGTCGAGGTTTAGAAACTTGGTAGAAACCCACGAAGCCAGTGCAGTTACTTTTTATGACTCCTACAATTCAGGACTCAATCTCACCAAACATGGAGCGGGATACGGACATGGTCATCACAACTTTTCTACGCTTGGTTTCAAGTTTTCTGAAACGAGTCGTGCGAAAATGTCTGTCGCGGCAAAACGTAGAGGCGAACGTGAATCTTCTTCAGGAATACGCGCAATCAGAAGCACGGAGTTGTGGAATCAAATGGAATACCGAAATTCGCAGACTGGAAAGCGCAAAGGTAAGCGCCTGCGACCACCAAAGTTATCTGATGAACAGGTCGCTGAAATTCGCATACGGTTCGCCAACGAATCTTCAAAGTTACAGCAATCTCTCGACACTCACAACGCCTTTCGCAAATCTCGCGGGTATAGACTTCTTACCCCAGAACGTTTATTCGCTAACGAATTCTGCAAGTCCTACGATGTAACTAACGTCTGCATCAATTCCATTCTCACTAACAAAAGCCGTATAAAATGCCTTCCACCACTTTACAAATCCTAACACCTTCTGGTAGTTTTGAAGCATTCGACGGGGTTAAACGCTACAAACATTTTGAATGTTGTAGGTTTGTGCTAAGTTCTGGAAAAGTTATTAGAACTGCATTAGATCACCGTTTCATCATCAATGATCAAACCGTTTACGCGCAAGATGTCGTTGTTGGTGTAAACCTATCGACAAGTGATGCGGTTATCTCGATTGAACGCGAAAACCTTGGACCTGATGGCGAATGGTTTTATGATCCAGTGAACGTTGCAAATGGTTCGATTTTTTGCCACGACGAAACTCTGATTTCGCATAACACATTCCTCGGGAACTCGAACACCCTTCTTTCGTCCGTTGCGCTTCTCGGTCTCATGGCGCATGATCCTATTAGTCGACACAATGAAGTGCGCTTCTACGAAGAACCGAAAGAGTTCCGATCGTATATCGTGTGTGTTGACGTTGCAAAGGGACGAGGTCAGGACTTTTCGACCTGCACGGCAATTGACGTCACCGAACGCCCGTTCCGTCAGGTTGCTACCTTCCGAAGTAACATCATTTCGCCTCTGCTTCTTCCAGATGTCGCAGTACGCATGGCAAAGATCTTCAACCAAGCACTCATCCTCGTGGAAAATAATGATGTCGGAGTAGTGGTATGCAATGCCATCTACTATGAATATGAGTATGAAAATCTATTCGTCGAATCTTCTGTGAAAGCTGGAGGAATTGGTGTAACCATGACGAAACGAGTAAAGCGCGAGGGATGTTCAAATCTCAAGGACCTCATTGAAACTGGAAATCTTCAGGTTGTTGACGCAGACACGATCTCTGAACTAAGTTCATTCGAGGCTGATGGAGTTTCCTACGCTGCGGCTCCTTCGTGTCACGATGACTTGGTGATGAACCTTGTATTGTTTTCTTGGTATGTCTCAACTCCAATGTTCCGCGAAATCAGCGACGTTGATCTCCGGAATCTTCTCTTCGCCGAACGACTTCGGGAAATGGAAGAAGACGTTCCGTTTGTGGGTTACTTTCCAAAGACGGCTGAGGTAGCGCTTTCTCCGGAAATGCAAATCATCTTACAAGCTCGTCGAGATTGGAGTTTAGATCCGGATGATGATTTTCGTTGAAACTTCAAGAACTATAGATACACTTCTAGATTGAAAACCCCTTGTCATTAGAACTCGTATCATTAACCACAACACACCAAGAAACACAATCAAATGGCCGGATTCCAAGTATTTCCAGGCGTCAACGTCACTGAAGTTGACCTCACCAACATCATCCCTGCAGTGTCAACCAGCGTAGGTGGATTCACAGGACACTTCAATTGGGGACCTGTTGAGACCCTAACGCTCGTAGGATCTGAAAAAGACCTTGCAGACGTTTATCGTCCTCCAACAAACGCCGCAACATCTTCATCTTTCTTAACCGCAGCATCATTCCTCAAATATGGTGGTGCTTTGCAGGTTGCCCGAGCATATCACCATAACGCGTTTAATTCGGTTGCGGGTTCTTCGGGTTCTATTTCCGCTCTATTGCTCACCAGTCGTAACGCGTTTGATGCTATTCCACAAGGAACAATCACGGATGATCGTTACGCATTTGCTAAGTATCCCGGACTTCTTGGAAACTCGCTTTCCATGGTTATCGCTTGGGGCCCTGAATCCTATGCCGGTGATATCGCCGAACAATTTGATTTCGCTCCAGGTTCCAGTACATACGCCGATCGTTTTTCAGTTGGTGGTGATGGTACGATTCTCGACGAAATCCACGTCATGATTATTGACGAAGATGGATTGTTCACCGGCGTTAAGGGAACGATTCTCGAAAAGTATCAGGGTCTCTCACTTGCTTCGGATGCTAAGTCAGTCGATGGCGCATCCATTTACTATAAGGACGTCATCAACAGTTCGTCGAACTACGTTTTGGTTTCATCCTTTATCCATCTTTACAGTAACGCCGACAAGTCAAT